TCGGGGGCTGCCTCCCGCTTGCGGTATCTATGTGATAGTCGCGTGAGCTTCCAGGTTTTCCTCTCGCCGGTCGTCAGGACCGGCGACTGCCTTCGATCTGCTGGTCGGGGGCTGCCTCCCGCTTGCGGTATCTATGTGATAGTCCGCGTCAGAAAAAATTAAAAAGAAATGGGATGGAAAGATTTTGTTCTAAGTTGCCAACCTTATACCCAGGTATAAGTTGGTCTTGAAGTAAAAATGGACACTTTTCTTTGGATTGCCAAGGCAGATTCTTTGGTTTTTTATGAGAGCATCAAATCTCATACGGAAGGCAAAAAATGCTTATCGAACCAAGGAAAAAGCAGGCGCAAAACTTTCATAGCTTGCACAAGCTCATTTATGGTCCAGCAAAATCAGGGAAAACAAAGCTCGCGTCTGAATTTGTTGTAGAGAGAAAGCCGCCGTTGTTCATCCTCACAGAAGATGGTGACAAAGCCCTTTCTCTTTGCGCCATGCGCGTCAAATGCTGGAAGTCATTTATTGCAGCTAAGGACCGCATACTGAAGTCAATCGAACAGGTGCGGCGTGAATACAGCTGCATCGTAATTGATCTTGTAGCAGAGGTTGATGAAATGGCTTCGCGGCATATTTGCAATGAATATAGCGTAGCTTATATCGGAGACATCCCGCATGGCAAAGGCTGGACCATTCAGAAGAACATGGTCAGGGAAGCGATTCAGGAACTACTTGATGTCATGCCTGTCACATTCATCGCTCATGCAAAGGACCGAGAAGTCATGATTGATGGCCAAAGCAAAAAGCAGGTTGCGCCAGCAATGTCGTCGGGTGCATTTGAGTTCATAAATGGGAAAGTGGATGCCATTGCCTATCTGCGACCGTTGAAGGGTGATACCGCTAAAGTCAGTCTCAGCATGAAGCCAAGTGAGTCTTTGTACGCTGGTTGCCGGTTCGCAGCGGTTGCCAAGGAATTCCTTATCGACCTAAGAAACGTCCTGGAAAGCTTTACGAAGATTGACCAGGAGCTGGCCAATGACATTTCTTAATTTTGTCTACACAAGCGAAGTACCGCAAAACCTGGAGTTTCAAGATAACGAGGTAGTCAGGTTCTATGTTGATTCTGCTTCTGTTACAGACCACGGCTTTTGTCTTAATGCGAAAGTTCTATCGGGACGACACGAGGATCGAATCCATGTCCTCTACTTTTCCTCCCACATCAAGAGTGGTGAGTACAACCCGGCTACCAGAGAGTTTTGTTCAAAGTTCTTTTCCCCTGAAGAGATGAAGAACGGCATGAGCATTGACAGTCTGGTTGGACGAACTTTTGAAGCCAAGTGCAAGGTGAAGGTATCCAATGGCAAGAGGTTCCAAAATTTTGGAGGGTTTAGGGTTCAGACTCCCGAGTCGTGGTGAGTTGCTGCACGAGGTTTCCATTCCGGTACGTGTGGCCCCAATGGCAAGGCCGCGCAGGTCAAGGCAGGGACATTTCTATGTCCCGAAGGAAAACCAGAAGCCTCTCCTGTGCTCTATTAAGCGTCAGACAAGCTGCCTAAATGAACCGCTGATACTGGATGTTTATATTGCTTTTGACTGTCAGGGATTTCCCGTTGCGCCGTCGTTCGGGGATGAAGACAACCTGCGAAAGTCTGTAGCCGATGCCCTTGTCCATGCCGGATATGTGGCCAACGATCGGTGGATTCTAGGAGGTGAGACATACAAGTTTGGTGCTGATCGGGATTTCCTTGTTGCAAAAATTTGGAGGGTTTTCAATGAAAGAGGACAGTAAATCAGTGGCGTATATGCTTACGGGTTCTGTTCCAGTAGCGATCTGGATGCAGCTAACATTAGGCAGCCTCAATACCCGTATTGAAGATCTGTCCGCACAGATCAAACGCATGGACCAGCAGCTCACTACTCTACAACTGGACCGGGAGCACTACAAGACACTAGGCAAGAAATGACCAGCGGTTGCGGGTTATCCTTACCTGGGGAGGTGCGCGAATTGAACAAGCTGGAAGAAACCCCGCAACGCAGTCTCTTGGACGTTCTTCCCGTGGGTAGCAGGCTGGCAGAGTTGGTCAAGGCTCTCCCAGATCGCTATCACGAGATGGACGAGTCACAGTTGATTGCAGAGGCGAAGCCTACAAATAACGATTGGGGCTTGCGTCACTATTTTTGGAAAGCGGTCTGGAAGCAAATCCATTCTGTGGATGCCAGTTCTTCCCGTATTTGTATGGCTGACATATATCGGGACGTATGCAGCTCAAAAGCCTTTCAGATCACTATTGCCAAACCTCACAAGTTGGCTTTCATGATAAAGCCACTGCGTCAATACCAGGATGAGCTGGACGTACAGACCTCCATAGCGATGAACAGGGTAACTCAGATTACCCAGCTGGACATTGCAAACGACGCTGACTGGTGCCCAAAGCGGGCATCCGTTATTCTTCGCGCCGCTCACATGGTTTTTGAACGGCAGCTTGGTCAGACAATCCAGCGGTCCATAAATGTAAATGTCAACAGCAACACAGCGGATACGCAGAAGTACAAAACAGCCCAGGACATTGATCAGGAGATTGCGACCCTTACAGCGAAGCTTGGCAAACCCGCCATCACCATAGACACGGACAAGAAAGAGGATGTCTGAACTGGAAAGTAAAATGAAGCTGCTGAAGCTCCTGCGACTGCAGGACGGGCTTCCGCATCTTTATGCGCATCCTCTTTATGAGTGGCAATTGGCTTTTATCGAAGCCATCTACCGCATGATTTTTATCACCGCTGCGAACCAAGCTGGAAAATCCTCCGGCATGATTATCAAGCTTATTCGCTGGGCCACTGAGCCTGAATTATGGGAAAAGCTTTGGCGAAGGAAGCCCATTCAAATCTGGTATTTCTATCCCACCAGAGAGGTCGCTGATAAGGAATTCCGCACCAAATGGGTTCCGCTCTATCTCCCGCGCAATGAATATAAGCAGTCTCTACAGTATGGGTGGGAAGAGTTTGAAGAAGACGGCAAGATAGCTGGCATTCAGTTTAAGAACGGACTCATAGTTTACTTCATGACCTATGAGCAAAAGCCCAAAAACCTGCAGGCCAGTACCCTGGATGCCGTGTTTTTTGATGAGGAACCGCCAGAAGCCCATTTCAACGAGATGGTTCCACGTACTTCAACTAACGGCTATCTGGTAAGCGCGTTCACCGCGACGCTGGGCCAGGAATATTTGCGTCTGACTATGGAAGAAAAGGGGCCTGAAGAAAAGTTCCCTAACGCATGGAAGCGCCAGATCAGCCTTTGGGATTGCCTTGTCTATGCGGACGGATCACCAAGCCGCGTTTGGACTATTGAGAAGATCGAAGCGGAAACAAAAAACTATACTTCGGAAGCAGAGATTCAGCGCAGGATTCACGGCAAGTTTGTGAAGAGTGAATCTGTGATGTTTCAAACCTTCTCACGCAATTTGAATGTCATTAGGCCAACGACTCTTGGACCTGAATTTCTTTATTGGGCAGGCGTGGACGCAGGCAGTGGTGGTGCATTGAACCATCCTGCAGCAATTGTGATTGTCGCTGTGCACAAATCATTTCTCTACGGGCATGTGGTCAAATGCTGGCGCGGCGATGGAATCGTAACCACGTCGCAGGACATCATCAAGCGATATGTGGAAATGGCAGCTGATCTTCCTATTATCCAATGCTCCTATGACTATGCAGGCAGCGGCGCGGACGTGGGCATCACAGGGGGAAGGCTTGGCCTTCCCTTTGTAAAGGCTATCAAGGATCGGGCCAGTGGGATCTCCACGCTCAATACCCTTTTTAAAAGCCGGATGCTTACGATTTTCTATGATGAGAAGAACGATCCCGATGCAGCGGACAAAGCCAAGCTGATCAGTGAGCTCGCGTCCGTTACTGTTGATGTGAAAAAGACCAAGGCCAAGGATGACCTGACAGACGCTCTGCGCTACTGCGTGGGAGAAATCCCATGGCATTTCCGGTTGAACGAGCTTCAAGCTCCAATCGGGCCAGCAGAGGAAATCACAGAGGTACTGGATGATTCGGAGCGCAGGCGCAGAAGCTACCGAATGCCCGAGTATTCAGATCTGGAACTGGAATTGATGGAGGCAGCGGAACTTTATGAAGGATGGGGGGGAACAGGCGATGTTGAGTGGTGATGACGTTGCAACGATTCTGGCCGCAGCTGCCAGCGCAAAGGTGAAGCGCATTCGCTTTGGTGATCTTTATGTTGAATTTGACAGCTACGTGGAGCTGCCGCTGCCAACTGCCTATGAACCAGCGAAGCTTGACCCGCAGCAGGCAGCCTTGCGCGAGGAACTGGCCAGGGAAAACGAACTCTCGGAATTGGTCTTCACAGACATGGCCGAGTTTGAAAGACGGGCTGGCGCGGTCGGCGACAGTCAGAAATAGGTCTGGAATCGACGAAAGCCTGGGGGCGCGACCAAAACCCCTTCTGAAAAGAAAAACGATTCAGAAGGCAATTTAGAAGGCATGGAACGGAATGGACTTTAAAACCCGCAAAAAATGGGTTGATGACAACCTGACTCACTGGGACCCATTGTTCCAGGAGCAGCGCCAGTCCATACTTCTGGACAAAGGCTTTCACTATCATAACCCCAAAAGCCGCGTCCGTAAACTCATTGAAAACAGCGATAAATTGCCTGACCGCGCAAAGGTACGAATTACAAAGAACCACCTGAACTACATAGGCCGCCGTTACAGAAACTACCTTCTGGACAAGGCTCCTGGGGCTGGCATCTTTCCGCAGAATGAGAAAGAGCTTCATGACCAAAAGACAGCTGAACTGAACAGGCTTGTCTGGGGTGATATCGTAAACCGGCATAGGCTTTCGGCCCAGCTCAACGACTGGACGTATCAGTATGTGATCCCTGGTGAGATAGCCGTCTTCATCAGCTGGGATTTTGATAAAGGCCGGTATCTCGGAGTGGATCAGGAATACGATCCTTCGGGAAAACCTCTTGGATCGCCGGTCAATGTCTTCACCGGGGATTTTGTTTTTAAGGTGATCGACGGATACAACCTGGTCCTCGATCGTGGCCAACGGCGTTTTGATGATTCGGACGTGGCTTTCCGGGAATTCATTGACCATGAAAAGCTCAAGGCCAGATACGCCGATGACCCGGAAAAGCTCGCAAAGCTCCAGGAAGCCAAGGAAGAAATCTACAACACATTCGACAGCAGTACCGGGCGTTACGATCGGGATACGAGTGGAAAAATTCTGGTCTGGTATTTCTTCAAGCGGCCCTGCCGCGACTACCCGATGGGGCATTACTGGATCTTTACCCCGGTCGGCGATCTTGAGGATGCGGACATTCCCGAGGGTATCTGGCCCATCATCTATGAAAATTGGGAATCTTCCGGTGATTCCTGCCGAGGCCCTGGCGCGTTTCGTCATTTGAAGACGTGGCAAAACAATTTGAATCGTCTAGCGTCGAAGGCCCTGGAAAACAGCATTGTGATGAGCGGTGACAAGTTCATTACCCAAAAAGGCTCAACAATCAGGCAAGCACCGGCTTTGCCAGGCACCGGGACATCGGTCTTTGAGTACATTGGCCAGAAGCCTGACTTTGTGCAAGGCTCTGCTGGTGAACAGTTCCTTGCCCAGTCCCAGGCTGAGCTCAATGAAATGTATGCCTTTGCCGGTCTGCGCGATGAAGAAATCGACAAGATGCCTACCGAGGCCATGGCCACACTTTTCCGTAGCGTAAGCCAGAAAGCCAAGTTTGACCTGACAACCAAAAAGTATGAAGACTTTGTTGTCCGCTTCTGTCAGACGACGCTTGAACTTGCCAAGGTTTATTACACGGACGAGATGCTGGCCGCTGCCGTTGGTTCCAATGAAATTGTGAACATTGCGGAATTCAGATCGAGCGATCCTTTGAGATACCGGGTCAAGGTTGAGCCCCAGGGCGACGACGCCAACACTATCATGGGCAAGTCTCTTCAGATAACCCAGATCCTGCAATATGCCGGTCAATACCTTGACAAGGATAGCATTGGCGTTCTCGCCAGAAATCTTCCCTATCTTAACAAGGAACCGATCTTCAAGGAGTTTACCCTTAAGTCGGACATCACCAACAACATAATTCTGGCGCTCAACCGTGGTGAATGGGTCGAGCTATACGACCGTGATCCCAACGACTACATCATCCCGCGCTTGATTGCCCGGACTCTTGAGCCAGACTTTAGAACGCTTCACCCGCTCTTTCAGGAAATGTTTCGATACCAGATCATGCAGCGCGAGGCGATGGAGCAGCAGAAAATCAAACTGCAGTCCATGGCGGAGTCAGGCGCTGTCCCAACCAGTGGGGATGTTGTCAGAGTGAATATGTATGAGATAGGGGAAGACGGTCAGCCGCACCGCATCTGGCTGCCTAGCGAAGCCGTCAAGTGGCTGAAAGACAAGCTGGATCAGCAAGGTGTTGCCCAGCAAATCCTGGCTCAAATGGACCCATCGACCGTTGCCAACATCGGTCGCGCGAATCTTAGTGAACAGCAACAAATGGCACCAGCCATGATGCCAAGCTTGGGAGGTTAAGCAATGAAATTCAAGAGCATCAAAGACCTGGAAGAAAGGGCTGCCTCCCTTGGCGGTGGCGAAGATGAACAGGACATTTTTCCTGAAGCCAGCGAGCAGGAGGCCAGTGCCAGTGGTGGCAATGCTGAAGCCGCCGGCGCTGGTGGTGAGAACAGGGCGACAGCTCCGGAGCCCGCTGTGCCTTCCGACCAGCCCGGCGCTGAAACGGAAGTTCCTTCCTACGTTCCAAGCTATAAATTCAAATTCGGCGAGTCAGAGGTTGAGGTTGATGAAAGGCTTCGTCCCGTAATCAAGGACAAGGATACTGAAGAATTCGTGCGTGGCCTTTATCAAAGGTATCACGAATTCGATCCTATCAAGACAGAGCGGGATCGGCTGTCCCAGCATTATGCCCAGATCCAGGATTCACTTAACAACCTGGTGACGTGGCGTTCCTCCAATCCTCTTGGCTTTTTGAAAGCGGCTGGATTCAGCGAGCAGGATATTGTTCAGGTTGCTCAAAGCATCGTCAACTTTAAATCTCTGCCACCTGAGCAGCAGAAAGCCTATGCTGACCAGGTCAAACAGAGGGATGAATACACCAGCCTTCAAAGCCAATTTCAGCAGCTTCAGAAGACCAACATGGCCACCGCAGCTCAGCTGCTCGATCTTGAGTTTGATCAGATCATGTCCCAGCCCGACGTTACTTCGGCGGCCAGGTCTTATGATGAAAGGGTCGGGAAAACCGGCGCTTTCAAGCATATTTTCTTTCTGCATGGATCTCAGTTGAGCAATGCCCAAGGTACAACCGTTCCGCCGCGAATGGTTCTGGACTCCCTTAGGTCAGCCTACCCGGGTCTGTTTGCTCAGGCCCAAACCTCCGTGGCAGCTCCCGCTCCGGTAGCTGCTGCACCCTTGTCCACCCAGAAAGGAGCCACTGCTGCGCCAGCGACATCGCAAAAGAAACCCGCAAACGTGATACCAAATCTTGGCGGTTCATCGGCTGCACCCGTGGCCCGTCGGCGGTTCAACTCCATCGCTGAGATGGAAGAGTACAACCGCAAAATGGCTGAAAGCGAAGAGTAACATTTTTTGAAATAAGGAAGGGAACTGAACCATGACCAGTCTTAGTGAATTCAATGCGCTTCTCGGGGAATCCACGCACTATGGGCTTTTGCGAAACGAGTTCAAGGAACGCTGCTACGTCTACGACAAAGCCAAGAAAGACATGAAATGGCGAGGCGATGCGCTGACCATTCGCTTTGAAGCAGCATCAGCCAGCTCGATTCGCTATGGGAAGCTGACAAAATCCAGCGAAGTAAACAACTTCTCGTATGCCAAGGGAGTTGTGAAGGAGCAGAAGGAAATCTGGGGCTCCATCAAATGGAAGTCCGCTGACATCCGTCTGACTGATGATGCCCCAATCAATCTCAGGTTTGTTGAAGCCCAGATGCCGAATCAGCTCAAGTCGTTCATGAATACCATGAAGAACGCATTCTGCATGAACGTATTGAATTCCAACAGTATTACGAAAGTGCGCGGCGCTGGTGATAACAAAGGCCATATCTACATCAAAAATCCTGAGCGCCTTATGCTGAACCAAAAGCTTGTGCTGCGCGATCCCACCAGCGGAACGACCGCCACGGGCTGGATTCAGGAAATCGACATGAACCGCGGTCAGATCCGATTGATAAAGAATATGTCGGACCTGATGTCATCTGATCCTGCTGGCGTGGATCTTTCCGGGTTTACGGTTGGCAGTACCCTTCATTGGGACGGTGCTGAAGACAAGAGCAAAACCTTCGCCAGTATTGTCGAACAGCTTGATGTCGATGTTCCTGACATTTTTGGGGAAAGCAAAAGAAAATATCCCTACCTGCAGGCAATCAATTTTGATGCCACCACGCTTGGGATCAATGAGCAAAACTTCCTCGAAAAACTTTTCGACATGCTGTCAGTGGCACGCATGAAGGGCTGTGCAGGCGTAGACACGTTCCTAATGAGCATGAAATGGAAAAACCTCTGCGTGAAGATTCTGGAACGCGGATCGGGTGCTTACAGACATATCAGCTCCAAGGCTTCCCCATTTAACTATGAGGAAATCACCATCGGCGGGCCGGATGGAGGTCAGGCAAAAATCGTCGGACTCTTCGAAAAGGATGACGACACGATCATAGGCCCGGACTGGTCAGGCATCACCATCCATAGTAACAACGGTTTCCGCCGTGAGATGACCCCGGATGGAAACTACTTTTACACAGAGCGGACCGAGGACGGCCACGAGTATATCACTGATATCGCTCTGATTGGTGAGCTGGTGGTTTCCGCTCCGAGCAAATGCTTTCTGATTAAAAACCTTGATCAGGTGAATATCACAGACGGGTTTGACAAGGCCATGTACTACGGCACTGGCGATGGTACAAGGAATGCAATCGTTCAGCCCCAGAGCGCCACAACGGGCGCGAATGTCGGCAGCTCGATCATGGATGCTATCAAAAAGTTTACCGATTCAGAAGGCAAGTAATGGCTGGTCTGGAAATTATTGATATTCAGCAGTTTCGCGGGGGGATCAACACCAACAGCGATGACGCCCCCTTGCAAACTGCTGAAGAACTTATCAATTTTATTCCGCAGCCAGACGGTTCACTTGTGACAAGGCCCCCTATGGGGCCTGCCTCCGGTCTATCTTTGCCGGACTTCCCTACAGACGCAGGGAAGTTCTTTCAGTCCATTTCCTTTGATGACCGCATTTTTATCTTCACCCAGCGTGGAATCTACTTCGCAGACAATGGAGCGTGGCAGTATGTGACTCCCGTTTCATCGCCAAGGATTTCTGAACTTAAAAGAGTCCTGGAATTTTCCACTGAAATCTTTATTCTCTCGTATTTTCCTTTCGCGTTTTTTGGCGATTATACGGGAGTTTTTGGCGTAAATGAACCTGTGATATATGACAGTCATATCCTATTCAGCGTGGATTTTAAGTTTGCCACAGCCGATGAATTGGAATCGCCACTGCTGAAAATGTCGTTTGCTCTTTTCAAATCCGGACCCGATCAATATGCTGTGCGTCCCGCACTTCACACGTATATAAGCAGCCTGCATTCTGCTCTGGATCTTTCATCAAAGTTTGAAACCGCCACCGTTAAAGTACCCAGGCGTCTGTTTACAGTGCTCGAACACAAGTACACATATTTCGATATTGCCACCAAAGGCGAAAAAATAAAGCAGGTCAACAGCAGGCCTTTGGAGTTTGACTTTGTCTTCACGAGCAGAGTTGTAGAAATCAAACTGCCTTTAGTTATCAATGTCCGCAGCATTGTAAAATATTCTGGAATCAAAAGCTATTGGCTTGTTCCACAGGCTATTTATGCTCTGATTGCTACGCTTATCCCAGACTACAAACTTTCATTTGGGATGGTTCAGGCCGACCAGAGCCAGCCCGCCAAGGCTCTTGCCATTGGGGAAACCACTGCATCAGACCCAAATCCACAGACGTTCTTTAGCCTGGATACATTTAATTTTGACAGAGTAAAAGAGCTTATCGAAAAGTTTTTTCAGTGGACGGGCGGAGTTTCCAAAAGGGAATTGGAAAATCTAATTGCTACTACCGATGAAGCCGACATCAATGCTGCAATCATCAGCCTTCCGATATTCAGACGATTCAATGAAGACACGCAGCCCAAGCTTCCTAGGAGCTACGCGGATTACTCGAACACTGGCTTCTTTATCCGCGATTTTGGAACACGCTATATCACAACTCAGGACTATCTGTTCATTGCATCCAGTTCCTTCCTCTACTACTCGGTGAATGGTGCTTATGATTTTTTTGATCCACTTAAACGAATCACCTTGGACAGCCAGTTTTGCGATATTCAGTACATACAGCAGGTGTCTGTTATTTTTACAGAAAATTCTCTATTCCGGGTGGAAGGTGAGATAGGCGGAGCCATCCCATTTCTGATCCGAATTTTTGATATTGGAATCCCTTTTGGCAGCAAGACGTTCCAATTGAACGATCGGGTTTTTTTTGCGGGCACAGATGGGAGACTCTATGCAGCAAACCGCTTCAATGCCGATGCCTCCTTTGGTCTGCCGGTCCAGGGTCTGGCTGATGATTTTGCTGGGCAGCGGTATAAGCCTATCGAACTTCCCGAGTACAATGCGTTCGGACTGGTCTTTGAAGACTCCTTTGTGATCTGCTATCGCTGGGACATTGGCGCGTTTTTCTCCCTGACCTTGCCATTCTATGCAACCCCTTCAACCCTTGTTACCGTGGATGATCAGTATCTTTTCCTGGGGCCTGATACGGATAGGCTGTCCTATTATAAGATCGGAGGCACTGGCTTTAGTGTGGTAAAAGATACATCCCGCGTATCCTACCTTTCGCCGGTTATTTATCCTGCGCTCCAGGCTGAGAGACAAACAGCTCAGATCACCGATAGCGACCTTGTAAGCATTCAAAGCATCGACGTTACTGAGAAGAGAGAGAATAACTTTTTCTTATCGCTGCGCCTGGACACTTCAGACCAGCCTATCCTTATTCGGTACAGGAGCCCTGAACCTCGCGGAAGACGCGCGGTAGGCATGGCCCGCTGCCGGGAATTCCGCATTTCAATAACCGGATATCTTGATTCCGGTTCGCTGGTCATACGCAGAATACGGGTCTACTTTATGAGACATTCAAACTCAGGATATAGCAAAAATGAATATAGATAAGGCGTTTGCATACTTGAATGACATTCCTGACCAAGCAACCCGGGAAGTGGTGCAGCTGATACTTACGTTCATCAAGCAGGATCTTGCTGATATCGGAATTAGAAAGAAGGCGGAAAGTGATGAAAACCCTGGATGACATTATCTCAAGACTTAAGCTCGAAATGCCCATGCTGAACATTGAATCCATGAAGGATAAGATTGCCCTTTATGTGAACGACAGTCAGGACAATTTTGCAAGAGAGGTTGTAAAGAGCTCACCCTTCCGACTCTTGAAAACCGCTGCTTTTGAGTACAAAGGGGTTGCCGTTCCGCTAGCTGATCTTCAGTTTGAACACATCAACAGGGTACGGCTTAACGGTCAAAATCTGGAACCGGCTTCGGACAGATCGTTTGCTGAATGCAACGTCCATACTTACTCAATCGAGCGCAACGCGGGATTAAAGACTCTTGTTCTCCATCCTGAATTGGAGCCTGGGAAGCTGCGACTGACCTATTTCAAGACTCTAAAGCCTATCGCTGGCACAGAGCCCATGGAGTATGACGAAATCTTTCTCTATCTGGTCCTATGGACCAAGGCGCGGCTTCTGGCCGATGACGGCTTTCCCCAGGCTGAGTTTTGGATGGGCGCGGCCAACCAGGAACTGGCTTCCGTTCTCGAGTCGTTCATTTATGTGGCTGACTCTTCTGTCAACAACCTGGCTTCACAGGATGACCTCGAAATCTGGGAGGATATGACCTGATGAATTTTTACGATCAAAAGCTGATGCAGCAGAAACTTAAGCAGATGCCCGGCGGTTATGTCATGAAAAACCCCGACCCGCCCGCACCATACCCGGACACGCCACCTGGACCAAATACGGCCGGTTGGCCTGTGTATCCCAAACTCAATGAGATACCCAAATACAATCCCATGATGACCCCGGACAGAAACCTTGCTCCACAGGCCATGGCGAAGTTCAACGCCATCAATGGTCAGATGAGTGCAAATAATTTGCTTAAGGCTTTTGATCTCAACAAAGGGCTGGCCGAGCAGGAACTGAAAAACAACATGAATCAGAACCGTACCAACTCCCTGAGCCCCCTTCTCAGCCGTGGAGTCAGCGCGGATTCATTGGCTGAACTTACCGATCGAATGAACAAGACCGATAGCCAGCAGCTCAGTAACTTCTATCAGCAGGCGCTCGCTCAGAGGTTTGGCCTTGAAGACCAGAACGCAGCCCGCAACATGGATCTGGCTAAGTTCAACGCTCAGAATTCTCTGGCGGCTGATCAGTTCAATGCTGGGAACCTTTTGCAAGAGAATAGGTTTGGTCAGCAGGCTGCCATGAGTAGCGCGGCCATGGAGCAGCAGGACAACAAGAATTACACCGATTACTGGCTTGAAAAGTACAAAACCGACAAGGGCCTTGAAGGTGCCCAGGCCAATGCGGATGCGATTAAGAAGCAGAAGAAGGGCGGTCTTCTGGGTCTGGGAATCGGCGGAATATTATAAGGAGGTATTGCCATGGAACCGATGGAATGGATCGCGCTCGCAACACTGGCATCTGGCCTGCTTAAGACTATGAACGAAAACAATAGCTATAACAATCAAGTCAAGGCAGCTGCAGAAGCCGAGAGATGGTCGCCTTATACGGGCAGACATGGGAATGTCCCTCAGCAGCAGCCGGATGGTCTTGGCAACATGATGCAATCAGCTCTTTCTGCTTTCATGCTGACACAAGGCGGACAGGCTAACAAAGCCATACCGGGATCGGAAGGCCCAACAGTAACTGCGGCCAGTTCGCAAACCATGAATCCATACGATTACATGATAAATCCTCAGTTCTCTTACGCAGGCGGCAAAACCTATGGCTGATATGAGGGATAAGCTTTTTGTCGATACCAGACCAGTTGTTGCAAAAGCAATACAGGACGGTGACAGGATGTATTCTGCCGTGGCACGTTTCCTCGGCATGAACGGCGACGCCCAAGCCGCTCCTTATGAATTGCCTGCCGTCAAGCGCCAGCCCACCCTTTGGGGTGACAATGCCCCAGAGATTAAGCCGGTGGAGTATCCGCAGGTCAACTTTGAGCAGCAGCAGTCTGCTGCCGATGCTGACAACGCGGCATTCATGGATCTTTTTCAAAGGGCCTTGAAATCGAATGTAACTGCGCCGCAGGCTTCATATAGAAATCCCGGCGTAAGCACAGAGGCCGCTGAACTTTTGAGAAACGAGCTGGCAGCCATGCAGGTGCCCGAAAAAAAGGAATGGGCTCCAAAAGCCACTGGCGCGGATATTTCCCCGCTGGTCAAACTTATCGACACGTGGACAGGATCAAACTTTTCATCTGTATATAAATCTCCTGCCCAGAAGGAGCGCGAGGAAGCTGTCACTCAGATCCAGATGAATCAGGCTCTGAATGCTGATCGGGACAAGACTCAGGCGACCCGGCTCAATATGATCAAGGATTTATCCAACAGCCTTGGCAACATTGACAACAACAGGCTGCAAGGCGCTTACAATCAGGCTCAGATTTCCCTTGGCAATGCGGGGAACTCGGTTCGTGCCCAGGATTCCAACAATGATAACCTTGTCCGAGCCATGCAGATCCTTGGCGCAATGGTTCAGAACAAGGAAAGGATCGAGGCCCGCCAACTCGCGGGTATGGCTTCCAAGCCTGGTCAAGACCCTCTTAAATACGCATTGGATTATTCGCGTGACGCGACAAGAGATGCCAGCGGCATGTCAAATCCCACAAATCTGAACAAAGCCATCTGGAATCTTTACAACGCATACCCTGACAATCCATACGCTTATAATGTCGCCATCGCCCAAGGGCTTTTGAATCAACCGCCTCCTGCTCAGAGCCCTACCGCAGCTGGCCGCGCAACTCCAAAGGGTCGATAAATGGCTGATGAAAAACCGCTGGGAACGCCCGAACCCAATATGCTTCAAAAATTCCTGACTGCCCTGGATTGGGCCAATAACGTCGGGCGCACAGCCACCTATGCGGCGATGGATGAAAATTCCAATGTCTGGAACGATATCAAGCGGGCTGCCAGCGGAGAGCTTGAGACACCGGCCTGGATGATCCGGGACAAGCTTGATTCAATGGGCATGCCTGGGATGAAAGACATCGGGCTGAACGATGGAAAGTTTCAGTGGGGTGATGTCGCGGATGTGGGAAGGGATGTGCTGGTCGATGTGGCAACCGACCCTCTGACCTACCTTACGTTTGGACTTGGCACTGCTGCGAATGCTGCAGGAAAAAGCTTGCTGGCCGCACGTGGCATTGCAGGATCTGCCGGTGCAGCCAAGACAGCAGCGGCTATTGGCAAAGCTTCTGAGATTCTGAACACTGCAAACAAAGCAGGGGTTGCAGCTCCAGCAATTGCAGGCGGCATGATCGGCGCTGGCACAATTGACCAGGGCGATTCCGCTTTTGAGGGGCTAACAAAGGTTTTGGGCGGCGCTGCCGCAGGAGGGCTGACAAAGTATGGCGGTTCCAAAATCGTCGATTCTCTGGCCAATTCCGCCGCTCTGACAAAGGCTCTCGGTGCATCCGCTCCAGTTCTGAAAACAGTATCCAAAGCCGGTGAAGTTGCAGCACCTGCCGCCGTCGGTGGACTCCTGGGTGCCGGGACCATAAACCCCGAGGATTCGTTTGGCGAGGGCCTTCTGAAAACCGCGCTTGGCGCTGGGGCAGCAATGGGCCTCAAATCCGCCAAGCCACTGGTTGAAGACAGGCTGAGTATCTTTGCCAAGGAACTTACCGACAAAATAGGACAATCAAAGCTCCATAACCTGACCAATCCCGACGAAGGGATCAAGCTTGGTGCGCAGGTCATGCAGCGGAAGGAAGAGATTCGCAACTGGATTGCCGACGGAAATCTCCAGGCTCTCGAAGGTCTGGACTCAACCCAGCAAACCCTTGTAAGCGATCTGCTGACAGAGTTTAAAAACAAGATCAATGACAAGCGCATTGATCTTGTCCAAACGCGCTTGGCTGGAATTCCCAAGGGGAACCAGACAGAAGATCTTCTTGTCCAGCTGAATAACGAGGCAACCAGGGATGCAACGCTTCTGGTGCAGCCAGAGATTGATAACCGTCTGAATCAGTTTGTGGCTCAAGGCCAGAAGGATGTTGTTGACTCCATCAATACCTTTGTTGATTTTGGGGCTGAGTATAGAAAGCGCATCAATACCGAAGCCAGAAAAATCGCCAACTATGTTGACCCACTATCAACAAATGTCGGCGACCCTCTGCCCAAGGATGCCTTTGTGGGCTTCAAATACTACTGGCCTAACATTCAACCCAAAGACCCTATGCTGGATGACATTGACGAAATCAATTTCACATTCAAGCAGTACCAGAATCAGAAACAGAATGCTGTTCTTGATCCCAAGAAGGCCTGGGATATCTATGCAATTAAAAATTCCAAAATGCTTTTGACCCCTCCTGAGCAACAAATTTATGAGGATTACGTCAAATACAAAGGCAACAGCAGCGTCCTTGCTGACATCACACGGCGCTATGATGATCTTCTGAACTTCACGAAGAAGAATCTTCTTTTTGCATCCATGACCTGGCACGCTTCAAACTTCGCCGACAACATGATGAAATCTTATTTGGAGCTTGGCTTTGACAATATCCTGAAAGGCAATACGCTTAAAAACCTTTTGAATGGCAACGCCAAGGATTTTTTCAATCTAGCTCGAGGCAAGAATATAGCCACGAAAAATGCTGATCTGATTGAAGCCGCAGAGATGGGGCTGGTTGACAGCAATATGTTCAAGTTCTTTGATGACGCCAGCTCCAAGAGCTTCATGGAAGGCAAACCTCTTGACCCTCGCATGGGGAAGACTTCAGTTGATCCGACTACCGGAACCATTACCCAAAACACGGCGGGCCTTTCCAGCTCAGTGGTGAAGGATCGGCTGACCGATGAGGATATCACCAAATTCATTACAGGACCCCAGCGTCCTGACTTTGTAGATCAGGCTTTGACAGGCATCAAGGATGCGGCAGGCAAAGCTTTTGGCGGCACCATTTCCAATGCAGCAAGATCCGCAGTGGATATGGCCAAGCCTATTCTGGAGCGAGGAAACAAAGTCTATGAGGAAATTCTGAATATCAGCCAGGGGCTCGGCAGCTCGATTGAAAACACCGGCAAACTTTCTTTTTACGTCCGAGCCCGTGAGAAGCTTATGGGAAGTCCTACCTATAAACAAATTGCTGCCGATCAGTCCGAGGATGCCGCGCGGGAATGGGCCAAGAAATCCGCTGCCGACTGGACCAAAAAGACTTTCTTTGATTATACGGAAAAGCCTTACGTTGATATTGTAGCCAGCAGAGCGGTTCCCTTCTTTCGGTTCTATCGAAAGAATTTGAGTTACTGGCTGGACGCATTCACAGATCCAGCAAAGATGAGTCGTCTTGCTTCCCTGGATTCAATTCGCCAGAATATCGGTTCCCCGCTGGAACCATCGGACGAATTCACAGCCAGCAAGCGCATTCTGGATAATGCACCGCGCAGTCTCGGTGAGGATGAGACCGGAACGCGGCGCTACCTGATCAGCCCCAAACTGTCATACGTCGATGCCTTGAACGTTCTGGATTTTGGTGGCGGCGAGTCCGGGTCACGAGCTGCCCCGCTGATCCGGGGCCTTATGGATCTTATGCAGGGGTACGACTCATTCAGCAAGAAGCCGCTTTACCCCTCTGACTACCCCGGCGGAATCAAGGATATGTATGGGCGCGGCCTGCAATATACACTCTTCCCCGGCTTCACTACGGACACGGAAGGCAACCCGGTTGCCACGAGCGACTTTGGAGTTGCCCTGGACAAGATTCGCCAAAGCACCATGCCGACGCCAGTTCTTGATCAGCTTTCAAGTCTCGTAAATAAAGTCGTCACCGATCGCATGGGACCAGGTCAGGCCACGGCAAACCTTCTTTTGCCTCTGCAGCAGGTTGATGTCACGCCGCTTCAGGCTTCCCGCACGGCGCGGAGAAATGTGAAGGACGTGCGAAACAGTGCCAGACAAAAACTACGAATTGAAGAACAGGAATAACCCAAGGGGGCTTTATGATTGACTTGCGCGAATTGATCGAAGCATTGCCAGGACCATGCAGCACAGAGGATATGCCCGTCATGCTGGATGAAGTTGAGCTGGTCGTGAGGAAAATTTTCCATACGCTCGGCACCCATTCAACCTTTGAGGCCCTGGCGATCGTGCAGAAATTCACGGGGGCGGACAACACGGCAAACCTTAATGCGTTCCTTGATGAAGTTTCATCAGGCCTGGATACAGTCAGCACCCGGATTACCCGGCCCAAGGTGGGTCGGGTTGCCAATGTGCTTTTCGGTGTGATGGAAAATCTTCCGGCTCAGGATCTGCCCCTCCTTTGCTTCCAGCTCTTTGAGTACGGGGCAGAGCTGAAAGTTGGGATCGCCGAGAAGGATAAGGAGAGCGAACCCAACACGCTTAAGAATGCCATTGAAAAGGCGTCAAAGAAGAAAAAACAGGATCACTGATCCTGCCCATTCTCCGGGCTTTCAACGGCTGGCGGTGTTCCGCCGCCGCCATTGCCTCCGCTTCGCTCCTGTTCTTCAGGAGTCAATTCAGGCTGCAGGACGCTGACAGGGATCGTACCTGGAAGCGTTGTCATTTGGATTGTTCCAATGAACCTTGCCATTTCAAGGCCAAGGCTTTCCTTTGCAGGTGGGGTTCCACCGCCACCAAAACCACCAGCGAAGCTGCTCTCAGCGATCAAAGCCGCCATTAGAAATATTTTTGGCATTATCCTATCCTCTCAAATTTTTGTCATACCAAGAGTTACAACGACTTTGTTCGATCCCTTGTTGCCAGAGTCTTTCATGACCTGCATGATCTGTTCGTTCGCATTTTTAATTATGTCGTAAATTTTAATTTCCGCCTGCTCATTCACACCTTCAAACCCGACATGGAGCTGGTTGGTTGCCTGTGTCGTGTCGATACTCTCAACTGTATAACCTGCAATCTGCTTTTGCATTGTAGAAGATAATACATACACGACTTCATTCGTCCGTACCACCTGACCTTCGACACTTTTCATAACGCCTTGCTCAACCAGCTTTTCAAGCTGTCTGGCACCGCTGGTGCCCAGTATATCAGCAGCACGGTTTTCTGTGATTCCTTCCGGGCTGCAGGCAACTTCCAGGAAAAGCCGCATCCCGACCGGGGTAAGCTCTGGCAACTCAATCCCTCGTGTGTTGGCGTCTACAAGAGATTGTGTATATGCTGTCAGCTCAGGGTAGAACTCTAATATAAATCGGTGAACCGCCGCTATATTAGATTGATAAATGTACAGCAGAATGCGCAAGGCTGTCTCACCATTTGGATCTGACTTGCCTTCGGTCAATGCGCGAATTGTGGAATATCCCAGCTCAGTCTTCTGAGCCAGCTGATTCAGGCTTTTTCCAGACTCTTCCTTCCAGCGATTTATCACGGCTGCCAGTGCTTCTGATCTTTCCAATCTCTTTCTCCCATCATCGCATGTGTTAACGGCCGATAGCTGTATAGCTATCATCCGATAGCTATTTGTTCAGCATGATTTTTTTTTATTTATTCTTTGAGTCACGGTGGATAAGATCGCTGCAAAAGGCTGTCATATAAGAGGTTCCAATGTATCTCGATCTTAATTTGATTCGCATGCTCTCGCGTAGTCAGGTTGACGAAAAGCTGATTGAGCAATACCTGTTTGAGCCCGCGAGCGTTGCTGCACTTGTGCAGGCACACGCAGACCAGCTCGGGACAACAGTGGCCGCGATCGTGAGGGATGCACGGATATCACACAACATGGTTACGATGTGGCGAAGAGGAATCAACGCACCAAATACGGCTACGCTTAGAAAGCTCAGTGAAACAATTGGCAGGATGAAGCAGCAGAAAAAAAGGGCTGAAAATGTTGATACCCAAGCAGTTGGAGCTGCCTGGGTACCGAACATTTAAAGACTTATTGATTAAATCAAAGGGCTTGGTTTATCATCTTTACTTGTGGTGACTTCAACTTGCCGGTCGGGTTGCCACAAATAAACGTCCACTTCCGCGCCCATTTTTATTTTGGGTGAGCGGTGGGGTTTTGTCAAGAAAGTTTCAAGGATGAAACTGGAAACCGCAAGCCTGAAGCGATCTACAGCAGCAGTCATTTCTGACACCTTCCTGATTTTTTCCTTTTACATAGCCATTTTATATAGTGTTTATGCGGGGTGCGCCGCATGAACATAAATGCGTCGCTTGTTGAAGCTTCGTCTGAAATCGCTGCACTGGCTGCGGAATGCGGGATCGACTGGTATCAGGTATCCAACCTCAACCTTGGGATCAATAAGCACCCTCCGGTCATAGACAAAAGGTACAAGGGAAAATGCAGCTTTTGGGTTGAAGAGAGCGGCGAGCGCACGCGCATCACATTTCACACTCATAAGCACGGCGGCCTTTCCAGAGTCTGGTCCAGCGATAGAAAGCAGGCTGGGCTGCGCCTGCTCACGCGAAACAACTCCACCAATGAGCAGCGCGAGAGGGAACGCCGTAAGGCTATCTATCAAGGCTATCAGAACGCATTCAATCGCGCTTCCCGAGTTGAAAGCTTTGCGTATCTTGAACGCAAAGGCATTGCGGATATCGTGAAATACTTTGACCTCCGCATCACCAGCGACTCTGCCGCCATGAACGGCAGAGGCCCCATCAAATATTTCATCTGCTATCCTCTGCATAACGTCAATGGTACTTACGTCGGTTTGCAGCGCATCTATGCAGACGGTGCAAAGAAACTAACCAGCAGCCTGGCCGAAGGCCAATACAAAGGGGCCTTCGCCGTTATCGGTGATCTCGCGGCATCGGAGACTGTGTACGTCGCCGAAGGCTTTGCGACTGCCGCCAGTATCTTCCTGGCGACCGGAAAGCCTGTTGTGATCGTATATAGCGCAGGCAACATTGAAGCCGTTTGCAGCCAGCTGACAGCCCGGTATGAAGACCATACTTTCATCATCTGTGCAGATAACGATGCCTCGCCGAGCGGTAACACCGGGGTATTCAAGGCGTTCGAGGCAGCCAAGAAACTTGGACTATCGGTACTTGTCCCTCCAACCTTGGGCCAGGCGGATTTTAACGACTGGCACCTGGATGCCGGTCTGCATGAATTGCGGCATTTCTTCGACACTGAAAAGCCGCAACGGCCCAAAGCCAAGCAATGCGATCACCTGCTTTTCCTTTTGCAGTATGCGCACCGCCAGCAAATTCCTGACCTGGTAAAAAGGCTGGCTGTTGTCTCCAAGGTTCCGCATTACATTTCAGGTGATGACCTTGCGAAATCAGTCAAGCAAGTCCTGGGCAATCGGTACGATGCGGGATCTGTTGTCAAAGCGATTCGGTCAGTGATTGCTGCCAGCACTTTCAGAGCCCGCGAAATATCTGATATTTCAGCCAAGAGCGTGGACAAAAAGCTGAGTTTTGAAACAGAGCTTTCCCCGGAAGGTCATAGCGTTATCAGCGATTCTGCAGTCTTTGCCATGCTCTCGGAACTGGACGAAGGCGCTCTCGTGATTCTGAAGTCTCCCATGGGCACCGGGAAAACAGAGCGGGCCATAAAGCTGGCTATCAACAGCGCGAACCGCGCAGCCCATATTCTGCCCCGCATCTCTGTCTGTGATGACGCCGCCACACGCCTGAATATTGAGCATTATAAACACGTCGATAACATTGTCGCGCTCTACACGAACAAGATGGTTTCCTGTGTAAACTCGATGGGTGCGGATCGGTTCAGCAAGGATCAGGTATCCTGGTTTGAAAACTTGGATGTGCTTTGCCTGGATGAAGCCAGCCAGATCCTGCCTCAGATTACCCAGCTTGGCCGCGCCCAAAGAAGGAAGGCCAACTATGAGTCGATGTGCAAAGCCATACGCACAGCCCATTGTGTTCTTGTGGCTGATGCGGACGCTAACGAGTACTTGGTCGAAGAACTGCGCAAAATCAATCCCGAGCGCAAGATCGTGCTGATTGATGTCAAACACAATGTAAGCGTGAACAAAAGATGGGGCATCAATTTCACCGACAATACAAAATTGAATATCGAGCATATTATCCGCTCTGCTGCGCAAGGCGAGCGTTGTCTGGTTGCGACCGACAACCGAACCCGCGCCCTTGAAATTGAAGAGGCGATACGGACCATTCAGCCTAATGCCAGCATTCTGAACGTCCACCGGGAGCCGACAGCGGAAGCAAAGGAAAGGATCGACCGTTTCTATAAAGATCCCAATGCCGAGGTTGTCCAGTACGATGTGCTGATCTATTCACCGGCGATTACCTCCGGTGTCTCCATTACTGTCCAGCATTTTCAAAAACACTTTGGCGTTTTCACTGGCATAGTCAAAGCCAACGATATCTTCCAGATGCTTGGACGCGACCGAACCGCCAGGGAATGGCTGCTGTCTGTCACCTCGAGAAAGGTCAACCGCATGATCTTTGATGCCTCTGCTGGCATGGAAGCCATTGGGGAAAAGCTCACTCCTTTTGGTGCGCTTAAGTTTGCAAATGACGACTATGAGGAAAAAGCGAGGGATAACCTGGATGTCCTTATCTTGACCATGCTCAAGCTGAAAGGCCATACGGTCAACATAATTTCCAGCGGAAAAGATGATCTGAACAAAGAACTTGGCGCGGTAATGAAACACGTGTCCGAGCAGATCTACAGCAGAAGGCTGGATACCATACTGAGCCAGCCGGATATTACAGAAGGCGAATTCCTCGCCATTTGCCAGAAATGCTTCCCTACGGCGGAGGACGCCGCAGCAATCAGCGCATATCGCATTCGTCACCAGCTCGGCATGGATCTGACCGAGGAAAGCGTGAAGTTTCTGGACCGTGGGGGAATGCAGAAGGTTCGGCTCTTGGAAACTGTCATGGCTTCTGAAGAAGCTGTGGCCAGATTTGACCAGGAACAAAAGCAAACACATGACCCAGCCTTGCGTTACTACGCTGGAGAGAAGCGGGCCATGATCATCGAGGCCATCAAACTTCTGAAGATTGATACCCCGACCTTTAAAGGCGAGTTCAGGCAACGGGATTGCGAGAAGGTTGTGGAATTCTTTCTGCAGAATGCCTTGAAGGCTAACATTCTGTTTGACCGTATCATTGACCCCAGAAATCCACCCAAAGGCGCAACAAGATTTGTCATGAAACTTTTCGCCCGTCTTGGCTTCAAGGTCGGCAAGCGCAAGTCTCATGGCAACATGGTTCGATTCCTGGATGCTGAATCCGTTGCGCAAATGCTTTCGATCCTCGATCGCCGTAAATCACTGAATCAGAATGAGCTTCAGCAGCAGGGAGAGGACACCTCCCGCGTTGCGTAGACGCGAAAGCGCCGGACTTCAGCCAGGGTTTCGATAAGGAAGCCCTGGCTCTTTGCGTTCAAAGCTGGAATTTCACGCGGAATTGCAGCCTGGTCGGTGGAGTTTGCCGGCTAATGGGGTAACTCATGGCTGAAACGGTGAGCTTAACCGTCTTTCTGCCGCGCACCAGGGGAGTTTCCAGCTTTCAAATATATAACTGAACGGTGGATCTTCCCCCTGGCCATAGTGCATCACTTGTCAGACGTTTCAGGGCCTGGTTTTGGTGGCTCCGCTCCTTTGGAGTTCTTGTCCACGATGGTCACGCACACGCCGCCGTTGCAGACTTCAATGACACCAGGGCCTTTGGTTGTGATCTCGCATCCATTTGTGCAGGTCCAGCTTCCATCGGGGTTTACTGTCACGGTTCCGAGAGCAATCGAGGCGAACAGCGCAGCGGATAACGGTCCCAAAGTTTTCTTCATCGTTCACTCCTTGAGAAAGGTGATACTGGCAACGCCTGGCTCATTGTCCGGCGTTTTCATTTTGATCTTGTTTCCGAGCCAGGGGTTCTTTTCGAGCTGGGCCGCCATGCTCATCTGGAATCGGGCAGGGCTTTCCTTGGCTGTGGCTTCGATGGTGCAGGTCTTGCCTTTGCAAACTATGGAATGGACTTCCACGTACTTTTCCAGATCAGACCCTTCCGTTGTCATGAGCTCGCGTATCCTCTCTTCCCTGGCCTCATTGACCAGAGACTCTGACTGATCAGGGTTCTGTGGATTTGATGGAGAAATTGTTTGATCGTTTTGCTGTTGAGCCTGATTGGACTCAATCGGTTGAACTGCATTATGGTCAAGGCTTTCGCTTACTGGCACCGCAGAGTTTCCACCTACGGCCGTATTTGGTGGATCCACCTTGGTCATGCTTTGAATGTCTTCAGGTTTATGGTCTTGCGGGTTTTCCAGCTTCGATGTGTGAGCGGGTGATGATTCGGGGTTTTTCTTTGCAGTCCATATCCAGACTGCCGTTGCGAGGAAGATCCCGAGAGGGATAAGTGATTTCTTCATTGCGCGTTGACTCCAATTTAATTTGGAGTCTTTATACCGCGCCGCCGTGCGCAATAGAAGCTGGCCTCATGGCGCTGGGTAATGCGTACTAATGTCGGAGCGATGTGACTGGGCCGAGTGAATTTATTCCAGATGGAATAAATTGGTGGCGAAAAAAGTGATCTAAAAACCCCCCTTCAAAACTGGATCCGAAAAATTTTATGCACCGCATCCAGAGCGGTTTATGCACGTAATCGGAAAAGGTTATTTTGATCACGGGAACGGATTCAATAATCCAGTCTTTTCTGATCATGTGATAATCTGGATGATATACCACAATTTAGGTAGAGCACTCATGCTGCCCCCTCCTGCTGGTCCTGCAGACCCCACTGTCATCTATGCGCTTTTGCAGATCTCATTAGCCTTGGGCTGTACCCTTGTCATTCAATGGTTCTGGTTCCAAAGAGAGCGAAAGGAATGGGTCAAGGCATTGGCAGATCTTGATTCCGAGTGGAAAAGAAATATCGAATTGCTCAAACAAAAGCACCAGCAGGATCTTGAAACGATCCAAAAAGCGATGCAGGCCCGCCAGTCCCATCCAAGGCCAGACATCATCAACTAGGGCAAGCCGAAAGAAAAGGACTTGAGCAGCGGCCTAAGTAAAGTTAAATTCGGACAAGTAAATTTAACATTAGCAGGAGCTGGCAACCGTGCAAGTTTTGAGAACCAACAGGGGTGGATATGGTCGACCGCCAGCGGAATGGCTGCGCAGTGAAAGCCTAAAAGCCTTTTCTGATAAAGAGTTGACGTATAAGGAAATTGCAGAATCCACCAACGCAAGCTTTGAAGGCGTGAGCAGGATTTGCGAAAAATATAGCCGTTTCCTCCGCATCAAATACTCAATTACTGATAGCGGAAAGAGTCTTGCCCGCGTGAAGATCAAGCGGCTTGGCCTGTTGCATCGCTGTCTGGCAGCTGAGTATAGCCTGAAGATGGAATGGCGACGTGCAACGGATGGTAGGCCAAACCATTTGCCAACAGCCATCGCTCACTTCATTAGCGCCGCGCGTTCTGCAGGCTTCAAAGGACTTCAGGGATTTGAACAAGGATCTCTGCCGCGCGATCTATCGAGAGTTGAAAACTGCTGGGCAGAAGTCTGTAGCGAATTGGGCCTATGATAAACGAGTTAAATTCGATTATCCGAATTTAACATCATGTTTTTGTACCATTGTCGCACCAGATTTCCTAGAATCCTGGCGGGAAAACTGCCTAATGGAGGGAACAGTATCATGAGAATTTATGCCTTACCTTTAGTCCTGGTGTTCATCGGATGCCAGTCAAATGAAAGCGGGAAGACGCATCCAGAGCCTGATAGCAATTGCGTTGGCGAGACAAATGCAAGCTATATCGAATCTGAAGACGCAGAGGCAAACGCATTGGCGCTGGAAAACTTTTCGGAAACAAGGCTGGAAATCGTTCCATCCTTTGACAAAACAAAACCATCCAACCTTGACTGGAGAATAATTTCCGGAAAAGTGAGCTTGGATCGTAAGGAATATTCTCTTGCTTATTCTGATACGGCATCCAGCTGGACCGTCTTGAATTCAAATGGGGCCATGGTTGGAAACCTGACCCCATATCGAACGGCTGGATGCGCGGCTGTTGTTCAGCTGAAGCTGACAATGTTCATCCCGGAGGAAGAGGCCTCAGCCTATATTACGTTCAATTCCCTGTAGGCAGGCATTATTCATAGACTGAGAGCTTAGAGTTGGGATCAAATTCCGGCATGGCTTGTTTGGTAATGCAGTCACTGAATGCAACCATGAATGTGCTTTTGTATTTTTTGACATTCTCCGGGTCATCATAGTTTACGTCCGGGTGCGTTGCGCCGATGGTATGTAAAATCTCATGGGCAATGGTTCCAGCCCAATAGCCTGGATGCCCATAGGCTGGAACGGGTACAATGTTGCCATCCCGGTCACGGCCATATCCTTTGAGATGGTTCCAGTTCAAGGCAATCACCGGCCTGGCCACCGAAGCATCTCCAAGGTAAGCACGTCCAAGGATATTATCTTTCCATACCTTCACGATACGCAGGTCGTACTTCACACCTGGAAAGCCGGGAATGTATGGCCAGGAAGGCTCGCGTGATTCCCGCCAGATATTGGCATGACCATAGGTGTTAACATTCCAAAAATTCAAACCCCAAAAGTCTGCCATCTCAAAATGGTCATAATTCAGACCTGATGTACATTTGCCCAAGCCGCTATTCATGGGGTCTTTCAAGAAAAAAACGCCCAACTGCTCGACCGCAGTTTCCAGAGATTCCTTGATCAGCTGTCGGTCCTGGGGTGTGAAGCTCGGTTCCACGTAGGCTCTGAATGTGTCGGTTTGGTAAACCAATACGTTCGCAAGATCAGGCTTATCAAGGTTGTCGCCGCTGCCATAGATCCACGGATATGGTGTAGCGTCACGGCATTGGAGCTTTGCCTTTAAATCTATACAGGCATAGATGCAATCCACGTAGTTTCCATTATTGATGTCTGGCGAAGACGGCAAAGGCTGTTCACCGATCACCGAATCTGGATCAGTGCATTGCTGGGTACAGGTTCCAAGTTCGCAAATGAAGCCATACGACTGTGTAGAATAAAGAGCGGCTGCAAGAAAGATGGTCTTTAAATTCATGTTCACTCCAAGTTTATTTATAATCATTTTTCCTTCAAAACCAGAACAGAACTGGATTGTGCGGGATCTTATCATGAGGGATGGAAAGTCGAATGAACGATCAACTCGATAGAATCTGAATAAAATGGAAGTTTCATGGGGGCTATGGATTCCAAAAAAATATGGAGTAAGGTCTGGCAAGGCCTTGATAGATGCGGCGTTTGCGTGTAAAGACACACAATTGAAAGCGCCGCCACTTAGGTCATCTCATAGGTGGACTTTAAAAGCTGCGCCTTAAATCAGAACAGACCAGGAGCGTTACGTGGCCAATTTTACTGACAAAAACATCTCCTGGACTCTGCCAATCATAACAGTGGTTCGGTACGTATTCATGGCATTGACTATAATTGGGTTTACTGTTTGGAGCTTTGATGCTCAGAACACGTTGCTAGGAGCGTATTTTAGCGATCGCCTGACAGACTCATTTTTCAAAACCTATGTCATTTTTGAGGCCTGTTACTGGGCACTGAAATACAAAAAACTTCTCAATTCCATGAAGACAACAACCAAATGCCTCGTTTGTCACTGATCACTTCCTTGGGAGTAACCAATATGGGAATGAAGATTCTATTAGCTTTGCGTCTTGCATGGCTTGCCATCGTTGTAATTGCTTTGCTTGCAAGCTCATTCGATTACCAAGGCCCACTTTCTGATCCGTATTTGACGTCACATTATCTTGACCTCTTCATCCGCACGTGGCTGGTGCTTGAAGCTATATACTGGCACGCAAAATACAAAGACTTAAAAAAGAGCGGGGTATTAGCGTGAGAAAATTCGTAACTGCATTACTGCTATTCGGTAGCTTTTCATTTGTAGAGAAAGCATCAGCTGCTGTTCAAATTGGAAATTCTTTCTTTACTGAAATGTGTGTGGACAACAGAGAATTTTGCTCAGTCCTTGTCATCAACCCAGTTAAAGGCGAAGTGTCTGTGAATGTGTATCCTCATCTGGGCTACAACGTTCCTACTGGAGTTGATTTTGAAGGGATACGTGTCGGACCAGCAAGTGCTGCAAGTTATAACAGTCTCAAAGCTTTAGGACTTGAAACTCTCGATACTACGATAGAAGAACTTCTTTCAGTCTACCAGGCACGACAAGCCGAATTGGATCAAATCGACGGCAAAATCGCAGCTGAAGAAGAAAAGTGCCTTTGGTCGGCTACCTCCTGTGGTTCAGGTCTTGTAGGTGCCGTGGCCTCAAGAAGATTTTGGGGTCTGATTCCAGCAGCGATAAACTGCAGAAGAGAACGTATGTCTTGTCAGGATGCACAGGCAATCAAATCAGAATTGAGACGACAAAGACAAGTCCTGTTGGAAGAAATTAAAAAGGAAGAGGAAGAAAAGGCCAAGGCAGAAAAAGAAGCTGCTAAAAAAGATGGTGGTGGTGGCGGTGAGAGAGAAGGTGGAAGGCCTAGTGATACCCGTGCCCCTGGCAGTAGAGAAGCAGTTCCTACCAGAGGGAGTGAAGTAACCATTAGAGAGTCGAGGCCCACTGGTGGGGTTCCGCTTGGACGCCGACCGGTTTTATTCTAAGGATTTCCTGGGGGGATCAGAGTGGAATAATCTCTTGTCCCCTTGGATCAGGTTATGCGGCTTCACGCTTTCAAAATGCGCGGTTGCACGCCTGACAGCATGAGCGGACCAAGAATTACGAGCGCTAGACAGGTGAACTGAATGAAAAAGTTACCATTGGTTTGGCTTGAAACTATTGCTGGTATTGAACTTTGAACGCCAGATTTTATTTCTGCATACCTTGATTCCATTTCCTTTCTCATTGCTTTCATGTCATCAATAGCTTTCGTTATTTCCTCATTCATTCGACGGCCTGCAGTGATTCTGCCATCTGCATACGCTGCTTGCTGCTGGGATCGCAGATTTCTGATTTGTTCCTCTACAAAAACAATCTCGGTTTTGATTTTTGTCAATACGTTATCTGATTCAGCAGCGGCATCGGCCTTGCTGTTTAGCTCACGCTCATATTCAGATGCAGCCTTTGCTTTCTTTGCATCAAGACCGTTAGCAACTACCTGCCCATTAACGTAAATCAAGCCGCCGATGCCGGCTACGCAGATCAGCATTGCAAGCTTTGTGCGGCAGTGAGGAAGCAGGAGCCCTGATGCGAACAGTACGCTTTCTACAAGGAGAGCTTGGGTCATGCCGATCAAGTCAGTCCCAAAAAACTGGATGTTGTTGTGAATGAGCAAGCCGTATGCGGCGACCATTCCCAATTGAAAGAGTAAGACGCCTGGGCTGATCTCTTTTAGCCAGGCGGTTATGTCGTCTATCGCCGATTTCTTTGGTGTTACTTTTTTCGTATCAGTCTCATAGCAGGTAGGATTTGCCTGTATCACGGTACGGTCATCCAATTTATTGATACGAATTTCCCGTACCATTTCCGAAACGGACTTCAAATGTTCAAGCTGTTCCTGTCTGATTGTCTGGAAAGCAGCAGCCATTTCCGTTCTGATTTCTTCACGCAGGGCAGGCACGTCAAGGTTTGTCGCTGCCAATTTTCGGAAGGCTTGCAGCTCGGTCTTGATTGATTCAATGGACTCTTTTATAGAACCAAGATCATCTTGCATCTGGGATTGCTCGGAATCAAGACTCTTAAGGCCTCGTTGGAAAGCGGATACAGCCGTTTCAAGTTCAGCAATCTTTGATGCTGTAGGATGTGGGATGACATTCGACTTATCCATTCCTAGCTTCTCCCGTAACGTATCGAAATCTTTTTCTGCTACCAGTTCACGCAGTTTACTGAAAGCGTAACGTTTTTGACGACAATAATCCTGGATATCCTCCGGCCATCGGCCTATAGAAGCCAGAGCTGAAACATATTGAGCTGACTTGATCCCCAGTGTGTGCAGATCATGGATGATATTCTCACGGGTTGCCTCAGTATTCTCACGCATATATTGAACTACTTTTATTGATACTTCGATAGGATTGTTTCGTAACGTTAAAGAAGGTGATACGTGCATGGAATACCTCGATACGATTTTTCGTAACACAATAATATCGAGAGGATATCTAAGTGTCAATTTTTTACAGTCCCATACGTTACACTATTAACGTAACGTATAAAGCAGTTCATGATTGCGCGACAAAATTACAGCGGCTATAATCTAATGATGGAGATAAATATGAGTGCCAAAATTATTGCAGTATGCAACTTCAAAGGCGGCGTCGGCAAAACCGTAACGGCCCTTGAATTAGCCTATGAGCTGGCTCAGACCAGCAAGGTTGGTTTTGTGGATCTTGATGGTCAGGCAAATGCCACAAAGCATCTTCTGGGTCATATTCCTGAAAAGGGTATCTATGATCTCTTCGATGATCCCGAGCAGGCGACCAGTGACTTTGTGGTGGGGCTTGATGCAAAGTGGGGGCAGATGGTTCTGCTGCCAGGTACGCGGGATCTGAATGTCGTTGACCGGATGATATCTGACCGCTTCCAGCGGGAGATGATACTTGCTGAAATTCTGGCTCCCCTCAGAAAGCACCTTGACTACATAGTAATAGATACGCCGCCATCGCTCGATTCGAGAGTGGTGAATGCTCTATGCGCTGCTGACCTTTACCTGATACCCACGACCAGCAGCGCCTATTCCATGGACGGTATAAAATCCATAACGACCATGGCGGATAGGATTAAGGCAAAGATCAATCCGCATCTGGAGCTGCTTGGTGTACTCGTGACCCAGTTCGACAAGGCAAACTCTCTGGCAATTCGGGCCATGATTCGGGAAATTAAGGAAGCCCACCCGGATCGTTACCTGGGAGAGATTTATCATTCTGTTAAGGTTCTCGAAGCTGGCTTGGTCAAAGACTCAATCCAGCATTTGGATGTGAATAACCGCGTGGCTGTCAGGTATAGAGAGCTGGCGAAGAAAGTTAAGGAGTTGGTATGAGCGATCTTTTGAACAACATTAAGAACGATGCGGACGGAAATTTTGCCGAAAAGACTCTGGGAAAAAATAAAAAGAAAGTGGCTGGAGCCCAGGCGGAAGACGTGATGTCCAAGCTCCTGACAAAAAAGGTTCCCAAAAAAATTCAGGTGCCAAGTTACCTGGACGAGCAGACTGTGCTTGACCTTGACGCCTGGTGTATGAAAATGACTTTTGAGAATCGGAAGATTGAGCCAACCAGCAAACCCATCTCCCGAGCTGGCGCGATTGAAGCAATTGTGCAACAATTTCTTGAGAACAATAAGTAAATGGAATGGGGCAACCCCCATTCTTTTTGGGGTTGCCATGGCAGACAAACCACTGGATCTTGTCAAGTGCCCGCCCGAGATTGCCACCAAGATTGACGCCTATATCAGCCTGCAACAAGAGCTTAAGCGCCGCGAGCGGGAGCTCCAGCATCTGCGCGAAATGATCCTTGATTATGGTAAGAAGGTGCGAGCCGACCGGATTGCCACAGGGTTGCCGGATCTTTCCTTCAAGATGGAAGGGTATCGGTACGCAGTCTCATACGTTTGCGCCGAAACCAGCGGCAGCATTTCCCATTCAGAATTTGAAAAGCTTAATCAGGAGTTTGGCGGGCTGGCCCGCCAGCTCGTTGAGCTTGACTATTATGCGTTCCGGTTTGATGCGGATGTCATGAGAGAAAACTTTCGCACAATCCTTGGCGCTATTGAGTCACTGCCGAAGGAGATTGGGCGCGATGTCCTGCGGCCAGTGCCGCTAACCCTTAAGAAAGGTTGGGTTGACCATCTGCGAGGAATAAAGGACACAGCCTTTATCATAAGGGTTCTGGAGAAATTCAAAGCAACAGTGAAACTGCAGGAAGGTTGATGTTCTATAGAATCCTGGCATTGGATGGTGGTGGGCTCCGCTCGATTTACTCTGCACAGATTCTCTTTAGGCTGCATGACCAGTACAGAATATTGGATAAGGTGGATATGCTGGCCGGTGTCAGCGGTGGCGCGATCGTGGCGGCAGGGCTGGCTTGCGGCTGGTCGCCGTCGCAGATAGTGGACTTCTTTTTCCAGGATGGTCCAGACATTTTTGAGCGCACAGTCTATCCAGGTGTCATTGACGAGTTAGCCTATCTGCGCCGCAGCAAATACGGCACTGGCCGGTACACGTACTTCAAAAAATATTTTGGTGATAAGCGGCTTGAGGACTACCGTAAAAGAATTGTGATTCCCAGCTTTGATACCCGGCATAAATCCGGCCTATGGCAACCGATATCATTTAGCAACTTCCCAGGCTCGCCGCTTCGGTCTGAAAGATTCCTTGATGCTGTGATGTCCAGCACTGCCGCGCCCATCTATTTTCCAGTAAATCAATTTGGGGAAACAAAGTATATCGACGGCGGACTCTGGGCCAATAACCCTGCAGACGCGGCATTGGCAGAGGCTTTGCGCTCGGACCATGGCGGTGTCCCGTTCGATAAAATCTGCATCCTTAGTATTGGAACCACGCAGGGTAAGATGATTCTGGATTCTCCCAAGAATAACATGGGGCTTCTGGACTGGTTCCAGTCTGGCGTTGTGGATCTGCTTACCGACGCAGGGGCAAAGCTGGCCATAGACTACAAGCTGCGCAGTGCGCTTGGTCCCAGATACTGCAGGGTGGACGAGATAATTGATAACCCGATTGATCTTGACGAAATATCTGCAATACCGCGTTTGGTAAGGCTGGCGAACGAATACGATATCGAGCCAGTTGGGGCTTGGCTTCAAGGCTTTTGGTAAGGAGAAAGGTATGCTTGGAAACTTTTATCACAAGGACGGCTGGTCATTCTCAAAGTCTGATTTTACGAAAGCCATGAATAGCGAGAGCTTTAAGGCTCATGTCGAATTTATGGAAAAGTCAGGTACAAACTTTGTGGATGTGGTTATTTGCAGCTGTGATCCCGTATGTGGGCCTGCTTTGCTTAAGCCAAATGGCGAAAGCATGGGCGCGATCTGCTCAAGGTATGAGCCGGAATACCTGAGCGCCAAACACTTTGCTGGAGGCGTTTGGACAGATGACCTTTGATAAGGTGATGACAGTTATTCTGGAGCTTGAAGGCGGCGACAAGGTTGTGGAAGACCCGCGCGATCCGGGCGGGTTGACCCGATGGGGTATTGCCCTGAACGCCAACCCGGAGCTGGGGCGGGAAGGAATTCTTAACTTGACGCGAGCGAAAGCCGTCAAGATTTACCGCGAAAAGTATTGGCTTCCAGGAAAGGTGTCCAGCTTTCCTGCTCGATTGCGCCTGGCGATTATGGATGGTCATGTCAATCATGGCATTCAGGGCAACTCGCGCATCATTCAAAAGGCTGCGAATGCGATGGGGCAAAGCCTGCTCGTGGATGGTGTGATAGGACCCAAGACGTTGGCAGCGGTTAGGTTATTGGATGCAGGCCAGTTCCTTCTGCATTACCTGGAACAGAGACAGGCGTTATATAGAGGGCTCCCAGCGTATGACAGATTTGGCCGCGGCTGGGAGCGGCGGGTTCTGACAGTGGCCATTGCATCCTGATTATATCATGTCGCGCACTGCTAGCGAATGAGCCAGAAGTCGTCCGAAAGATCGGGGTTCTCTATGAATTCATAGGGAAGAAACCCATATCCGTTTTGGCCCCAGGCTGTACCCCAGGAATTCCTTATGATTAAAGCTTTTCTGCTGTCGCTGTAGCCAACAGCAAGCACCGCATGACCTCCCTCAAGCTTCTCTTTTCGCTTGGGCAAGGGGATCATCCCCGTCTTTTCAACCTTTCCCTGATAGATGGATTCATAGACCGAGAAGCCAAGAGCGATTGGAAACCCGTCTATAAGGGCTTTTCTGAAGTGGCTTATCTCGCGTGATACCCGTTCGTACTTTCTGATTTTTTCGGTGCTGGCGATCTTGAATGCTTTGGCTGGCGGCTTTTTGCTGAACCGGCTTGTCAGATACGGCCAGGATTCCTCGGGAGGATAACCGAATTTGACCACGGATTTGATCGCGTTGCGGATCTCTGCGCCTGCATCCGTGTCCGTAGTCCCTTCTATGGATCTGGTCGCGTAGTAAATGAATAGGCGGGATGGGACCACGATGGAATTATCGCGGTCAAAGACATCCCTGAAAAGGCAGGCTGCCGCGACTGTCTGAGCCGTGCAGCTGCCGAGGCTTCCCTGCTGCCAGCACCGGAAGAAGCGGTCGCGCAGGTCGAATTCCCTGGCCTGCCGTCCCATGTTCCTCGGTTTAAAACGTAGATCCCTTTGGTCAGGTACGTCTGGCTTCCAGCCTTTTATGGCTGCTGGCTTTGGCTGCATGGGAGTCTCACTTCTTGCGGGGCTTAAGACCGGCGGTGCCTTTTCTCTCGTTTGTTTTCGCGGCCTGCTGAATCCCCTTGTTGATGAGCTCCAGGGCAACAGGAGCTGGGAGAGCAGCAAGAATGCGGAACGTAACGGACAGAATGCGCGTGACATCCGTTGCTGTCACGTGTGAATGCTTAGGGCTGGTATCCGCCACACGCTGAACTTGAGTGATAAGGTCTTTGAGCTTCATGCGTTTTCCTCCATGGTTTTATCATAGCTTGCCGTCCAGATTTTGAACACTTACTCAAGGTAAACATCCTGAAAATACTAAGAATTTCTTTGGCCTGGAAACTGCAGATCCAATCTTTGGCAATTTTTTGGAGGCCGGATAAGATGCTGAAGTTCCTTAAAAAGATGATCGGATCGCATGATGCTGTTGGGATTGACCTTGGTACTACAAATAGTTTGATAGCCGTATTACAGGATGGATCTCCTGTTGTCATTCAGAGCGAGGAAGGCCGAAACCTTACTCCATCTGTTGTTGCTTATACCAGTAAAGGTGAGGTTCTGGTTGGTGATGCTGCAGCGCGGCAGTTTGTTTTGAATGGACATGGAACCTTGTTCGATACAAAGCGCCTGATAGGACGCTCCTTCGAGCAGTGCAAACAGACCGCTTTCAGCGTGCCATACACGGTGCGGCCAGGTCTGGATAAAATCAAAGCTGTGGCTGAGGTACATGGACGCCTTATCACACCAGAGGAAGCGGCTGCAGAAGTTCTTGGGAAGCTTAAGCGCAGCGCCGAGGCTTTCCTTGGCCGATCAATTTCCAAATGCGTGATCACCGTACCCGCGTACTTTGATCAGCCCATGCGCGAGGCCACCATGCTGGCTGGCAAGCTCGCTGGCTTCGATGTGCAGGCGCTCCTTAATGAGCCCACGGCGGCAGCCTTGGCCTATGCCCAGGATCTTGAAGGCACCGAAAAGGTGGCCGTCTATGACCTCGGTGGTGGTACGTTTGATATCAGTATTCTGGATATCAGTGGCGAATCTGAAGACGCAAATGCCGCTGTTAAAGTCATGGCCGTGGGCGGTGATCCCAACCTGGGCGGGTCAAATTTTGATGAGCTTTTGATAGCGAAGCTGGTATCCAAGTTTGCAGCAGAGTCTGGAGTCAACATCACAGAGAACAAGGAAGCCATGCAGCGCCTGCGGGATGCTGCGCAGAAGGCCAAGATTGAATTGTCCACCCTTAAGCAGGTGGATATTAACCTGCCTTTCCTTACCGTGGATCAGTCTGGCCCAAAACATTTCAGTTATTCGATTACCCGCCAGGAGTTTGAAGCCCTTATCAAGCCGCTGGTTGATAAGTCGATTGCGATTATGAAGAAGACCATTGAAGAGTCCGGGCTTTCCACAAAAGACTTAAAGGTTTTGCTGGTAGGTGGTTCAACCCGTGTACCATTGGTGCAAAAGATGGTGGCTGATCTGGGCTGCAAGGTGCTTGCCAACCAGCGCATTGATGAGTTGGTTGCGCTCGGTGCTGCCTTGTTCGCCGGGATTGTAAAGGGAGACGTGCAAACGGAATTCCAGGACGTGACCAGTCTTGACCTTGGCGTTCAAACCATCGGCGATGTAATGAGCGTTATCATTCCAAAGAATACCGATGTGCCTTGCGAGAAAAAGGATTTCTTTTCCCCGGTCCAGGATTACCAGACCCATTGCAAAATCAATATCTATCAAGGGCAGGATCGAAAGGCGTCGGCCAATACGCTCCTGGGTTCCGTGCTCTTGGAGATATCGAAGCCTGGTCCCATGAAGGACATCAAAGTTACCATAACCTACGCGATCGACGGCAACGGAATCCTGCACGTGTCAGCCGTTGACCAGGAAGGCGCAGAGCAGAAAGTCACTTTTGAGAATGTCCATAAGATGGATAAGCGGGAAATCAAGCGGATTGAAAAAGAGCAGGCCATGCCTTCGGAGCAGCGGCAGGAGCTTAACCTGCAGCGCATTGCGCTGAGTGAAGAGATTAAGCGTATCGAAGAAGCAGCAGAAGAAGCCGGGCCAAAGGAAAAACAGAAGCTGCTGGCTACGATTGAAGAAGCAGAGCAGAAGCTTCAGGAAGAAGTATCTGCCAGGCTTTTGACCGGCGCAGTGCAAGATATCAAACGGCTGGCTGACAAGCTGGAGGATGCGCAATGAAAGGCCTGGTTAACTGGAGACAGCTTTTGCTATGGCTTTTTCAGGGTTTCTTTATGACCTTGGGATATCTCATAGCTTCTAACGCGGTCTACCCTTGGGTGGTAAAGAAATTTTTCTGATTGCCCGAGGAATTGCCAATATGAGGCGCAGCAAAGTATTGCTGCGTCTCGCTTTGTAGACGGTGACGCTGGCTGACAATCCCGCCAGGAAGAGACTCTGATAGTCACGGTCACGGCGCATTCTTGATAAGATCCTTCGATGCGGCAATAGCTGTGCGCTGGGTGTTGACCAGGGTAACAATTGCAGCTGCTGCGTTGGTTATCTTCGTTAGTTCCGCGTTCCTGCCAGCTTCGTCGGCTGCAGATTTTACGGCAGCAATCGCAGTATTGATTGCAGCTATCTGTTCCGCCACTGTTCCGGCTGTTGATCCGGCGCTGTCGGTCTTCAGCTTTCCTAATGCAGTTTCAATCTTGGGGATCTCGGTCAGGGCAACGGTTCGGACATTGGAATATTTTACCAGCGCACAGACATATTCCGGGGTTCCAATATTTTCCTGCATGAATTGCCATGGTGTCCAGCCATCCGCCAAGGCTTTGTTAGTTTCGGTTTGAAGCTGATTTAGAGTTTCGGTTTTGACAAAAAGAATTTGTGATGCAACGTCTGCCATGCTTATCCTCCAATGGGTTGGCAGCTATGATTATACTAGGCGCAAACCTCATCGGCAAATTTCTTTGCGGCTGAAAGCGCGGATTCCCAGTTTATTTGATCGGGGTCCAGCGCCTTGGCTTCAACGTGTGCCTCAATTAGTTCCCTGTCGTCGGTGTCATTCAGTATGGATTCCAGGGCAAAGAGAATAATTTCGGGCGTATAGTTTCTTGATCCCTTCTTGCCTTTGTCCCAGCGGCGCAGTGTCTTTGCAAATCCCCTAAGTTCGCCAGCCCAATGCGCTGCGGCATCGTTTTTGGGGAAGCTTTCAGCCAGTACTAGGTGCATACAGATAACCATGGCGATCTCTTCCAAGCCCGTGATTGCATGGCCTCTCGGGAATGCGTTCATTGCTTAATCCTCCTGAGTTTCTGCCCGATAGCGGTTGCCATTGTTGTACATTTTCCCAAGTTCGCGCAGCTCATCGGTGCTATAAAGGTGGATTTTGTACGGTCCAATATATTCAACGGGACCGATGATGGAGCGCAGCACCTCGCGCATGGATTTTACAGACATGCCCGTATAGTCGGAAAGGTCTTCCATGGTGTAACCGTCGGTTCTTCTGGGCAGGCTTTCCAATTCGCTGATCCAATCGGGCAGGGGTCGGCCCTGTGCTGTGCTAACTAGTTTGGTCAATATGGCCACGCATCACCTCATATTATACTGGTTCAGGCCAATAAATACCCCGACTCTGCAGGAGAGTCGAGGTACTTATGTTAAACTCGTATGTCCGAATTTAACATGCGGTCTGGGCGTTGTTGGCGATGTTCAACCGAATTTTGCAGCCCGCTGCAGCCAGAGCTTTTACCATGTTCTCAACCCGAACACGTTCCCAGCTGCCAAGCTCCTTTTCGCGGCTGCCCCAAATGTACCAGCAGCTTTTTTCCCGGAGCCAGCGCAGGCCGTGGGACTTGATAGTATCCTTAAAGGGTTTCGTATCGCCGAAGACCAGTACCCCTTTTTCTTTGGAGTAATGCACGACAATTTCAGGCTGCGCCTTGGGCGCTTCCTCCTGCGGCGCAGGTTGTGGCAGCTCACAGCATGATAAATTCGCATCACCGAATTTAACAGCCGGAAAGGCTTCGCTGGTTTGTAGTTCCGTAGTCACTGTTTCACCTGCGGAGAACGGCCCAGGTGCCTTTTGTTCATCGTTAGTGGCGGCGATCGCTGGCGCTGCCGTATCCATCGGGCGGCGACGTTTGGTCAGGATCTCCAGGGCCTCGGTTGTCAGGGTTAGCTGGCCGTTGCCATTCTTATAGATGACGACTTGGAAAAATGGGAATTTGAATGTGTCATTTACCAAATCGTGATGCGTTCTGGAGTCGCTAAATGCCGAATCGTTAACGACCTGACCCGCGAGCGTTTCGGGCAGCGGCTTGTTGCCAAAGAAATGGCAGACCATATCCAGATTGTCGAGTAAATCCAGTGCGTATTGGCTATAGTTTGGTGTTGCGTGGGAACTATAGGCCCAGCTTTTTTTCCATTCGGGAGCGCACCGAATTTTAAGCTTGAGTGGCAAAGTTTTATGGTTTGTCTGCTCCGTCTTCTGGCCTTTGTTGTATTTGCCTTGCAGCAGTTCCGCCAGAACGTAATCTTTTGTATCAAGCATTCGCGCCAGGCGAGCGTCAAAGCTATCCATTTTCTCGGCTTCTGCCGTGTGATCCCAAAAGTTTTTTATGTTACGGTATCCGTCGCAGTATTCCCGCTGCATGTCGCGCCGCCATGAGCTGCTGGCCCAGGGAATATGGTCAAAGAACTGATACCACATGGTCTTTGATAATGTTTCCTCATCTGTTGTGCGCTCTGCTCCACTGACCCGCGTTGTTCCAGCGAGGCACGCGCCGTAGCCGATGCCTTCAAAAACTTCGGATGCTTCTGCAATTTTTTCTTTGATGGACCGGTATTTGTCGAGTGCTGTCAGTGCGTTTGCGATGTATGCTTTCATAGTTTTATACCTTTTTTTGTTAGGGGACCGGCAGCGATTTGCTGCGGGTCTTTGTTTGTGAGTGTCGAAGTAAAGATTAGTTTGCCAGCCTTATCTGAAGCCAGCTGTGTGGCTTTTGTCTTGAGTTATTTAGTTGTCAAAGAACCGCCTACAAGAAATACTTTAATGGACCAGACCAATAAAGTCAAAGGAAAAGTCTGTGCTTGCTGAGGAATTTTGCGATTTTCTTGGCACCGCAGGTCAAAAAATCTCCCATCTATCCTGGGTCTGGGGCGGAAGCGCCCCAGCAAAGCGGCGAACGCCGCGCAGGGATTTAAACGGGTGTGGCTGGTGTCTCGAAGTCAAAAAGTTTACGGCGCATTGAAGGCGAATCTGGACGCGCCGACATTCGCCCCACTCTGGGGCGGGCTCCCGTTTTCGCAAGCCAGCGGCTTGCGATGGATCGAGCACCGCAGGTCAACAGGTTTCTCTCTATCAATTTCCTTGGATTTCTTTTTTGCGCTGTTTGTACTACTTAGGTGTTGTACTCGGGGGCTGCCTCCCGCTTGCGGTATCTATGTGATAGTCGCGTGAGCTTCCAGGTTTTCCTCTCGCCGGTCGTCAGGACCGGCGACTGCCTTCGATCTGCTGGTCGGGGGCTGCCTCCCGCTTGCGGTATCTATGTGATAGTC